GGAACACCGGAAGAACTGGCGCAGTTCATTTTCGCGGCGACGGAGGTTCAAACCTTGCAAAAATTCAAAAGTCTGGTCGAGGCAATCCCGGCGGAAATGGAGAAACAAAGGGATATTGTGGTGACGATACCGGATTTGCCAAAGAAGAAGCGAACGCCAAGAAAGAAAGCGGGAAAAGAAAATGAAAGAAAAACGTCTGGTTGATGCAAACCATTTCATGCAGGTACTCAAGAACATAGAGTATGCACTGAAAGGGGAGCTGACACACGGGAAAATCAAAACCAGTGTAGTGCAGATGATCGAGGGCAGTTTGAATGCCGAACCGACCATTGCCCCGGAGAGCCTGCAACCGCTGACATACAACGAGAACCGGGACTACATAGACTGCGACGAATTTATTTGCCACAAGTGCGGCATTCACGTTGAGGACTGGAAGCAAATCAAAATCGACCCGGACGACGGGGAGAAAGAACTTTGCGAGTACAAGTTTAAGCACTGCCCAGAGTGCGGCGCAAAAGTCACTTCACACAAAAGCTGTGAATTTTGCAGGTGGCATTTGCAGGACGGGACGTGTTTCAACAAACATCATTCTCAGCCCGTGACAGGCCGGGAAGCTTCCTGCTGGAACTGGGAGGAACGTGAGTGATGGAAAAAGAGTGTTTCACCTGCGCATGGCATGATAACTTTTCATGGGTGTGCTTCAATGGAAATTCTGAGCATCGGGCGGATTTCACAGACCCGGAAGATAGCTGCCCTGTGTGGGAAGGAAGGGAAGATAGTGATGAAAAAGAAGAAAAGTGAGTTCGGCGCTTACGCTATCGGCTGGCTGTACCTGCTGGCACCGGTGATTATTCTTGCCGTGGTGCTGGTGGTAAAGTATTTTATTGCAGCATCCGACCTGCCGGATTGGTTCAAATTCGCCCTGCTGAAATAAGCAAGACAAGCCCTCTACCTTATATATAAAGAGCGTCCGTCGTTAAATTGCCGCCCTGACGAGGCGGCAAGGGGCTTGTATATCGGAGCTAAACTAAGGGACATTCTGAGAAATCAGAGAAAAACAGGAGCTTTCCCCCGGCGGGGAAAGGGAGTGCAGAGGGAAAACGAGGGCAGCGTTCTGATGGCTTGCCGGAAGCAGGATCGTAGGGAACGCGGCCCGGTGTTGTTCCTCTGCATCGTTCCCTTCTCGTGTTTGTGGTTCAAGATTCAGAAAATTCCATGACGTGTACGGAAAGGAGGACGTGGAGAGCATGACCGCGGGTTTCAGAGTACGAGAGCAAAAATTTATCTGCGGCAAAGACTATGCCACGGCTGACACCATGCAGGTGGATTTTTTCGAGATCACGGAACAGCAGCACAAGGCCAGCACCCGCAAGAAAAAAGAGCTGGCAAGCTCCATTGCGAAGGAAGCGTACAATTTGCGAAAAAGTGGACGGTATTTAGAGCTGTTGGTTCAGCGCAACTTCCACAAGAGCGATTATTCTGTTACATACACCTATGACGATGAACACCGGCCCGACCCGGCGGACACAAAGCGTGTGGATAAGGATTTTTCCGCCGCCATGAAAAAGCTATACCGGATGTGCGATAAAAAAGGCATTCGGCACCCGAAGTGGATCGTCGTGCATGAATACTCGACGTATGTTGACGGGGTGTGGGTGGGAAAGCACCATCACCATGTCATTATGCAGCGCGTTTACGGTCTGACCCGTGAAATTGTAGAGGAAGCGTGGAGCGGGCGCGGCATGGCCCGTTGCGAACCTCTACACTTCGATCATGGCTACATCACGAGCCTTGCAAAGTACATCATGAAGAATGTGAGGTGCAAGCGCCATTGGCGGCAGAGCCGCGGGCTGAAACCGCCGAAAATGCCCCGCCCGAACGATGGGAAAATGAGCCGCACCAAGCTGAAAGATGTTTGCGAGAACCGTCTGGAAGATCGTGCATTCTGGGAGAGAATGTACCCCGGCTACACCCTGCATTACTGCGAACCTATTATCACCGGCAACAACACCCGGCACCTGATCGTGCGCCTATACCGCAAAGAGACCGGGATGCAGCAGAACAGGAGGAACCGGCCTTGAGTATGAGAATGGAGCTTTCTGACCTACCGCCAAAGTATCGGGCACAGGCGGAAGCGCAAATTGCGGCCAGAAGCAGAGCAAAAGCGCCGCCGCTGGAAGCCGTGGCTGCAGCCGCCAAGAAAACAGGACGGGAGTTTGACAGCAGGGGCGAGTACGACTACTACATGGGAATGATTCTGCCAAAAGTCCAGCGCGGGGAGATCGTGAAGGTGGAATCGCACCGCAGGTTTACCATGCTGCCCGAAAAAGAATACGGCAATGTGAAACTACCGGCGATGCACTATACCCCGGATTTTGTGCTGACTTATGCAGATGGCACAGTTGAGGTTGTAGAGGTGAAAAGCAAATTCACCCGGCGGCAGCAGCGCGATTACATCCACCGCCGCCGTATATTCATCGACCTTGTGGCGGAGCCGCGGGGCTGGCGCTTTGTGGAGCACATTACCCCTGATACTGCAGCAGAAATCAAAGCATGGAAGAAGTGCGCCCAACAGACCGAAAGGAAAGGATGAAACATCATGAGCAGAAGAATCCCAAGGGCAGTGTCTATGCATATGGCACAGAATGCCTTTGCCCGGTGCGCCGAAAAGGTAAACACCAGAAAGAACCTGACGCTGAATCGGCAGGCCGTTGGCGAGGTGGTGAGCTACTGCACCATGATCGCAGCCAATGACACGTTGGATTTTGACCGGGACAAGCAGGAGCGGCTTTGCACGGAAATGAACCACAGGGCAGAGGTATACACGGTTGAAATGAGCGCCTACGGGCAGCCGAAAGCCCGCGAGAAGCTGAGAGAGCGCACAGCACCGATGCTGGATAAGCCGTTTGTCCTCCCGGCGGGACAATACCCGCGCAAACAGCGTGAAAAAGACGCGCTGGCCGAACGGCGTGCCGCTGGTGATCTCGTGATCCGGTTCTTCATCGAAGCGCTGGATTCTATGGGCTATGATCGTGCCCAGATCAACAGCACCGTGGAAGAAGCCAGAAAAAACTATGAACAGTTCCTCGAATGGGCAAAAGACGGGGAGTATGTGGCGTATACCAAACTGGGCCGGTGTGTCGCCCAGATGACCGGCGGCAGTACGGAGGTTGCGCGTGTGCCCGGTGCAGGGCCTATCTTCTCGACAGAATTTTGACGGTACGGAGCGTAGGAGGGCAAAATGCAGGCAGAAGAAACGAAAATGATTTTGCGCTACTTTGGCGGGATTGAAGCGCAGCTTGATGATGTCAACATTGAGCTGGCAGAACTGCGAGACCGCTACAATCCCATCAAGGGCATTGCTATGGACGGTATGCCGCACGGCAGCACGCCGGGAGATAGTACCGCGTCGCTGGCTGTGAAACTGGCCGATGATGTGGAGTGCCAGCGCCGGGAAAATGAACTTCGTGTTCGGCAGGATGTTCTCCGTGCGGATCAGACAACAATCCGGGGGCAATTAGACCGGCTGAACAGTCGTTACAAAACGATCCTGTGCGGGCGGTATGTCTACAGTGATCCGTCGTTACAAAAAGGCTGGAAAACCATAGCCCGCGAACTGAGAAAAACAGAGATCACAGCCCAGCGGTGGGAAAAGTTCGCGCTGGTCGTTCTGGGTTCCATGCTGGATGAAGTCCCGATGGTCGAAGAACTGCTCTCACGCGCGTATGACGCGCGCGATTAAAAGGGGCTGTAAAATGGCTTATGCCTGATTTTTGATAGAAAACCTGCAAAAACAGGCCCTTAGAATCGAACTTCAGCGATCTTAATTCGTGCCGGAAAGACACTATAGGGTAGAGAATGAAGCGAATTTATGCGCGTGCAGAATGAAGGGCTTCCGCGAAACCTCCGAACCGCTCAGAAAAACAAACTTGCGAATCGTCAAAAACAGAAATCCCCCGGCGGGTAATTCCGTCGAGGGATTTCGTGCGTTTATGGTTCGTTTTTCTTGATGATGATTTTCGGAACGGTGGGCGGTTCGCCGTGCTGCTTCATGTACTCGGCGATTTCGTTCGGCAGGCCAACAGGAAAGCCGTTTTCGTCCAGCGGCCCGTCATACCCGGAAAAATCCACAACATGAACCGTGGGCGGTTCCTGCAGGGTGCCGCAATACTGGCCGTCCTCATAGTTTACATCCGTGACACGGTTCCAATAGCCAATGTCGCCGTGCTCGGTCTGGGCGGCTTCCATTGCGGCGTGGGCCTGTTCCTCGGTCAGTCCGTCGAACGTGGCGCGTGTGCCGTCGGCAAAACTGGCAACCAGACGCCAAGGTGCAAAAAATTCGACTTCGTTCGTAAAAATGCCCCCTTTTTTGCAAATTCGCTGCTGGAATTGAACTTTTCGTGCTTGAAAAGTCCAATTTCGTTAGTGAAAGTATATCACAAGATGCCCCGGCATGGAACCGGGGCACGGGTCATTCTTGTTCCTCTAAGCGCTTGCGAAAGGCTTTGTTCACGGTGTCGTACTGCTTGTTCAGAACATCGTTGCCGTGGTCGTACTCGCTTGCCCACGAAAGCAGCTTGTCGGACAGACACCGGCAGGCAGCCGCCATGCAGGCGCAATATTCGTTGTGGGTGTTGGGCAGGGGAAAGCTGCGCAGGATGTACATTTCATCGAAAACGGTGTGCCGGACTTCAATGCGTCTGTTCCAGATCGTTATGTTGACGGTGGCTAAGTGGCGGCAGGAAGTGATCCTGTGCAGGACTGAGAGAAAGCGTTCGTTGGTTGTCATGGTTCGTTGCTCCTTTTCGTGGTGGTGATGTTCAGCGTGCCGGGCGGCGCTGGAAGATAAAGCCGGGGTTGTGCTCGGCCATCCATGCAACGGCATAGTCGGCTTGATCCTTGAGGAAGCGCGGCGCATATACTTTGCCCATGCCGCGTGTGCCTTTCCATGGATTGCAAAGCGTGAAGCGCTTTTCGTTGGGGCCTTTGCAGTAAATGAAGTAGTACATTCGTTTCGTCCTTTCGTGATTCACCCCGGCGGGGCAGTGGATCGGCATTCAACCGACTACAAAATGAAGTCAATTCTCCTATTTTCCCCGGCGGGTCGGGTTGTCAGCAGATGCTTTGTGCGATTTCGTGCAGCGTCTTTTCCTGATCCCGGAGATAACGCGCATTGTCGGCGGCGTGGATGAACTTTGGGGAACCGTCCTCGTTCGTTTCAAGGGCCAGCCTTTCCCACGCTTCAATTTCGCCGTTGCGGTACTTCGTGGAAGTGAGAAGGTAGAAATACAGGGTGTTCCACTGGTCAGCGGTGAGGGTGACGGTGCGCAGACCGCCGCCGGATTCGGTGCTTTGCTGTTTGGCTGTCATGGTTCATAGCTCCTTTTCGTTTTCGTGATGTTCCCGACATTTATGCCGGGAAGATGGGGCGGGGCCGCTTTGAATCGGTGCGGCCCTGCTGGGGTGTCCGCTTTTATTATTCGTTTTCGTTGCCGTCCAGAAACTCCATGACACGGTGCGCTGCATATTTGGCGTTTGCGGTAAGCTGGCGCTGCCAAGCGCCCTGACTGGGTGCCCACCGGAAACCGTTCTCTTTGAGCATGGCGCGGGTTTCGTCGTCCGGCTTTCCGGGAAAGATGAATTGCACGCGCATGATTTCGTTGTTCTCACGGTAGGTGTAGCCGTCGTGCTGATCTTCAACGGGGCCGGATGCAGCGGCGGCCTGTACCTTGTCGAGTTCGTCAAGGCGGGTCTGAATCCGCTTGATCTTGCCGCGGATACTGGTTAACTCAAAATCGCCGTAGGGCTTGCGGTACAGGCTCATTGAAAAGGCGTCCGGGTTGGTGAGCGCGTCGGCTGCCGCGTCGCTCATGTTGGAATAGCCGCGCAAGGTTTTGTGCTTCCGGTAATAGGCATTGGCACCCTTGCAATATTCGAGAAGGTCTTGCTCTTTGTTCAGCTGATCCGTGAGCAGTTCGCGGGCGTGGGGGTCGGCCAGATCAACGGGGCCGGTGCCAACCGCCTTGATTTTCGTCAAGATGGCTTCGATTTCTTCATATTCGTGCCAAAGCGTATCCTCGCGGGCGTTCTGCTTCTGCTTCTTCCGCACCGGGAAGTTGCCAGCACCGCACACAAGCACAGAGGGGCAGCTTGCGCCGTTCCGGTTGTGGTCGTCCGTCCACTGTGCAAGGCGGCGGGCGTAGCTGTCAAGAAGCGCGTCCAGCTTTTCGTGATAGTAGGGGCTGACTTTCTGCTTCTTTTCTTCGACCAGAGCGGCGGCTTTGTCCACGCTGGCACGGTATTCTCTGGTTGCATAGCCGTCCGGATAGGTGCTCATGCTGCGCATATCGTGGGAAGCACGGGCCAGATTTTCGTTGATGGGATAGTATGTTGTCATAATTCGTTTGCTCCTTTTCGCGTTTCGTGTTGTGCCTTTCGGCTGGGATCGGGTCGCTTTACGGTGCGGCCCGTCAAGGTATCCGGCGCGGATCAGATGCACCACGGCGCGGCGTTGTATGCTGCATTCTGCTGGGCGGCGAATGCGTACAAGTGGTTTGAAGTCTTTACAAGCGCTTTCTGTAAATTCGTGTCTGCCGTGGCCTGTTCTTCGCACTGGTAAATGTAGCAGTCAAGCAGCTTCAGGAATTTGAAGAAATCAGCATCGAGAAAATAATGCTCGTTGTAGTCCAGACGGTGCAGCAGGTGCGGCACATTGTCCGGCATGGCTGGCACTTCGTCGGTTTCGTCCGGCTCTGCCTTATAGCGCCCTTCATACGCCGCTTCGTTGTGCCGGTACAGAACGGGGTAGATTCGGCGGTCGTCATACAGAAAATCGTGCGGGTATCTGCAAGCGCCCAGCGCGTCGCGCAATTCGTCGGCGGCGGAAAGCTGGCACATTTCGGATTGATTGAGCAGGTACGACAGACCGTGCGCAACGGTGGCGATGTGGGCGGGGGAAAGCATCATGCAAGACATAAATTCAAGCCTCCTGTTTTCGTTTTTCGTGTTTCGTGACGATCCCCCGGCGGGGTGCCGGTGGGAAGTGGGGCGGGGCCGCTTTGAGCGGTGCGGCCCTGCTGGGGTCTCCGTTTCGTGTTATGCAAAGCAAAGCTGCTGCACGGTGGGAACCATTTCGGGGGTCTTTGCCTTTTCCAGATTGTCAAGGGCCATTACAAACGCGGCGGCTTCGCGGTCGCTGCTGATAAGGTCGCCCATGTATTTATTGAACTTCTGGACGGTGGCGGCAAACTGGGAATCGTTGGCGCTCATTTCGTCGAACTTGTCCACGGCGTCGTAAAACTCGCCGCTCTCGTGGTCGTCGTCGGTCTGGTACAGGCGGGAATAGTTCTTGACGAAAGCGTTTTTCAGTTCTTCCATGTCCGGCCCGGTGGGTTTCGTTTCGGCTTTCTTTGCCGGGGCCTTTTTGGCGGTGCGCTTCGTGGCCTTTTTCGTGGGCAGCGGATCGACGTGCACCAGTTCCGGCAACTCGTGGTGTTCTTCGGTGATGATCGGGGCGGTGGCTTCGGCCTTTGCCTTTTCGGCGGCGGCTTTCGCTGCTTTCCGTTCGGCTGCCAGCTTCTTGTTATACTCGATGATTGCAGCGGTCGATCCAAACCGGCCAGCCGGGGCGGGCTTGCTGCTTTCAACCTGTAAGCAACTGAACAGGTGCGATTTCGTGGGGTAGTAATGCGGATCGGGGGCCGCTTCCTTGCCCTCTGCCGCTGCTTTTTCTCGCTGCTCTTTGCTGGGCTTCGTGGTGTACTTCCAGAGGTAGCAGCAAACAAGATGCTTTTCACCCTTTTTGACGCTCTTACCCTCTTTCTTCCAGTGGTCGAACGTGTGCAGCTCGTCGGCTGCAAGCATGATTTCGACATCGGCCACGGTGGCGGGCTGTTCGTTGCCGTTCTCGTCGGTGGTCTTGCAAGCGGCGGCAATGGCGGCGATCTCGTCCGGGGTGTGGTGCGCGGTGGCGATGGCGTGCAGGGTGGCGGGGTCAAGCCGGGCGGCTTCGTTGCGGATGATTTGATTGTTCGTCATGGTAAATACTTCCTTTCGCTTTTTGTTGTGGTTCTTCCCGGCGGGGCCGGGTGGATGGGATCGGGTCGCTTTACGGTGCGGCCCGTCAAGGTATCCGGCGGGGGTCAAATCGTGTACATATAGCCGCGGTATGCACATTTCAGAGCAAGCCGGGCATGGTCGATCCCGTTTTGTACAAGATCGGGGCGGCGGGTGTATGTCATTTCCCGGCGCAACTTCTGGATGATGTGACGCTGGTAAATGATTTCGCTGGCGGTTTCGATCGGGGTTAATTTGGTCAACATGGTTCGTGCTCCTTTCGTTCAGCGATCCAGACCGCAAGCGGCAAGGGCGCGGGTGATGATGTCAATTTCCATCTGGCCCCACTGGGCACGCTTGAGCGTGTCGGCCAGTGCGTCAAGGTCGATGTCCTGCAGGTCGGCGGGTTTGATGGCTACAACGTCGCCGTTGCCCCGCACATATTCGGCGGCGTCTTTCTTGCTGGCGGCGGGGACGGTGACGCGAAAAACGTCTTTCCCGTCGTCCAGATACACGCTGTAAACGTTCAGTTTCTTCATGGTCGTTCCTTTCGGTTCGTGGTTCGTGTTCGTCTTTCTCCCGGATGTTTCCGGGGCGGTGGAATCGGGTCGCTTTACGGTGCGGCCCGTCAAGGTGTCCGGCGGGGGTCAAAGATCGGTTTTCCGTGATCCCTTTTCGGTGTGCTGCCACACGTCCACGGAATAACCAACCCGGCGGAGCTGTTCGGCCAGCTGGTGCGCCCGGTCGGCGCTGTTGGCCCATGTGGTGAGGGGAAAACCCCGCTTCATGTAAACAATCTGGTAACGCATTCGGCAATCTCCTTTCAATCTTCGGTGCAGTCGTTGCAAAACAGGGCATCAATAACGCGGTCGTCGCTGAAATCGTCCGGGGTTCCGTTAGCATCGACCACAAGATCGATCCGGTCAAAAATCCGCAAATCGGTTTCGCCGTCCACCAGAAAATACCAGTCGTCGCCGTCCAGCGCGTCGGTGCACCAGACTTCAACGGCGTTCCCGTCGTCGGTGGCGGTCATGCCCTGCACAATGGCCGGGGCGATGTACCGACCCAGCGGGCCGACGGTGTAGGGGCAGACAGCAGCGGCGCGGGGTGCGCTGGACAGCAGCGCGGCGGCAAGTGCGGCGGCGGTCAAAATTCGTTTCATGGTTGTTTCTCCTTTTCGTTTCGTGGTGTGGCTTTTCGTGCTTTTCCCCGGCTATTGTCGGGGCGTGGGATCGGGTCGCTTTTCGTGGTGCGGCCCGTCAAGGTATCCGGGGGTCATGCGTAAATTTCATTGAACACTTCGACGGCGTTCCACTGCACCGCCTTTTCACGCTGGGCAGCTTTCGCGGCGTTCTGGTCGCCGCCGTTGGCTTTCAATGCCATATAGAAAGCATCAACAAGGGCGGACTTTTGCCGCTCCCGTTCCCGCCATGCGTCCAACTGTCCAGCGTCATACACCTTGACCGCCCACGATTCATAGTGAATCGGGGTCAATGTTTCATGGTGCAAGCCCTTGCAGCGGTTCAGAACGGCAACGATCTTCCCGGTATCCTCATAAGTTGGGGCGGCGATGATGTAGCAAGGGACAGCGGCGCGGGCTTGCTTCTCAATGTTCCAGCGGTGGCGGGCCGCAAGCCCATTCACCTTTTTATCGAATGCGGTCATGTTCTCGATCTCCTTTTGATTTTGATTTGCCCCGGCGGGGCGGTGGCATAGGGTTGCTTTTGCGGCAGCGGTGCAGCCCTTGAAAGTGTCCGCTTGACTTTACCGGCGAAAGCTGGTAAAATCATTGCAAGATCGGAACTCGAAAACCTATCTTGCAAGCCTGTCACCCTTTACCGGGTGGCGGGCTTTTTCTTTTGCCATTCGGCAAGAAGAGCGGCCCAAACTGCCCGCTTGACGGCTTTCGGCAGCTTGAAAAACTCTTTATTCACGCTTTTCACCTCTTTTCTGGTTTGATTCACCCCGGCGGGGCGTTGGGATCGGGTCGCTTTCAGCGGTGCGGCCCGTCAAGGTGTCCGGCGGCGGGTTAGAACCCCTGATTTTTCATCTGCTGGAGAATGTTCTGGTAAATCGCTTCCCACATTTCAGCATTCCGCACGGCGGATTCGTGCGCCATCTTGCCGGACTTTTCATCACGGGCTTTTTCTTTCCAGTCACAAACCACGAAACCGACACTTGCAAGAACGGTTCTCATGTCCTCAGTGTCAAGGGTGATCGTCATTTTTTCAGCGTCCATAATGCAACCTCTTTTCTGTTTTGCGGTGTTTCGCTTGCTGTGGCTATATCATAGCATGATTCATGCAATGTGTCAAGCATGAATCATGCGATTTTACGAAATGCACAAAAAAGCATGATTCATTCCGTCAATTTTTGCATGGTGCATTCCGGGAAAATTTGATATAATGAGGACAGGCAGAAAGAGAGGTGACAAAAATGCCGCTCACAGACAAGAAAAGAATAACGAATGACCGCTATTTATCAAAGTTTGCGACAAAATCAATTAGAATCCCGAAAGAAATTGAAGAGGATTTGAACACCGCCGCCGCCCACGCCGGGGAAAGCGTGGCGGGGTATATCGTGAACGCCACGCGGGAAAGAATGGCCCGCGATGGATTCCAGCCGCCCGCCCCGGACGACACCCCGGAAGAATGACCGCCCCGGAAGAATGACGCGAAAAAAGAGGTAGACACGGCCCGCCGCCGCGCCCTACATAGCTATATAGGAGAGGGCAGCAGCCACACACCGCCGCCCACACCGGCCACACCTCACACCGGCACCAGACAGCAGCCGCGCCCTACATAGCTATATAGGACAGGACCGCCCCGCGCCGGGCCGATGATGCCGCCGATCTGCACCCCGCGCCGGGCCGATGATGCCGCGCCGGTAGGAGATCGCACCCCGCCGCCCTACATAGCTATATAGGAGAGGGCAGCAGCACCCCGCCCCGCTGGACAGATCGCCCCGGACAGGCCGCGCCGCGCCGATGATGCCCCGCCGCCGCGCCGGATCGAATCGGTGACAGGCTGTCACCAGTTCAGCCCGACCCGCGATACCTTAAAGGATGCCCGCCGCCGGTGTTTTGCCGCTGTTTTTCCGTCATTTTGCCGGGGTTTGGGGCTGTTTTGGCGAGATTTTTCACGGATTTTTGGCGATTTTGACGGCTGAAAAAGTCCGATTTTTCGGCCTTTTCTTCCTTTTTCTACCATTTTTCAGGCCACCGGCAAGGTACTGGGGAGGAAGATTCTTCCACTCACGGGTCCGAAAGCCCGAAAATTTTCTAGGTATAGGGGCTTTTTTGCACTTCCCCGGAGGGGGGTCTGAAAAAGTTAGGGGGGATTTTTTCGGGAAAATTTTCAAAATGATACACTGTGATACACTTTTCCGGGTATAATGGGTACAGTGAAAAGTAAGCGAAGCTCCACGGCGTTATGTCGTGGGGCTTTTTCTTTTGCGCGGATTCGAGAAACGGGGTGCAGGAGTGATGCAGGATGCCGAAGCGGAACGACAAGCGCGACACCGCCAAGGCTGAGTACGTCAAGCGGCGGAGGTCGGGCGAGAAGATCAACCTCAAAGAGTTTGCGGCCACGCTGGGCGTGACCTACGGCACGGTTCGCAACTGGAAGAAGATCGACCGGTGGGAGGATGCCATAGAGCGCAAGCGCGGCGGGCAACCCGGCAACAAGAACAGCCGGGGCAAGAAGAACGCAAAGGGCAACACCGGTGGCGGTGCGCCGGACGGCAACACCAACGCCGAGAAAGACGGCGCATATAGCACCATCCACCTTGACCGGCTGACCGAAGAGGAACGGGCGTGGCTGGATGCGATACCCACCGGGGCCAGCGCGAACAACGCCTATGAGTTGAAGCTGCTGCGGATTCAGCAACGGCACATCATGGAGAAGATCGCGGAGTACGAAAAGTGCAACCCGGAAGAACTGTTCACAGCTACAATCACAGATATGCGCAAACCCGGCCCGGATGCCGAGGGCAAGACGGCGGACAGTGCCGTGCAGAAGATGGCGATGGTCAACAAAGACAGTGCCTTTGTCCGGGTGACGCAGTTGCGGGAAGCTCTGAACAAGGTTTCAGGCAGAATCATTTCCCTTACGACCCAGATTCGCCAGCAAGAAGAATTTGAAAAGCGGTACGCTCTGGAACTGGCCCGCCTTGACATTGCAAAGATGCGGGCGACCGGTGAGGTAGACGTAGACCCGGAGGGGGACGAAGAGGATGAAGAAGAAGCTCCACACGACAAAGATAGTGGCGCAGTATCTTGACCTGTCCGAACGCCGGGTGCGCCAGCTCCGGGACGAGGGTGTGCTGGAAGAGAAAGCCCCCGGCCTGTATGATCTGCGTTCCAGTGTCAGGCGGTACATCAACTACCTGCGGGGCGACGAGGGCGGCAAGGCTGATCTCAACGAAGAGCGGGCGAAGCTGACCAAGGAAAAGCGGATCGCTGCTGAAACCGAGAACAAGGTGCGGAACGGTGAGCTTTACCGCAAGTCGGATATTATGACCGGCATGACCACCATCGTCATGAACCTGCGTTCAAGATTGCTTGCCCTGCCGAACAAGCTGGCGGCGAACATCGCCAAGCTGGACGGCGACGAGGACAAGATCATGGATTTGCTGCAAAGCTCCCTCCACGAGATCATGGAAGAGTTTTCAAATTATCAGGTCGCGTTGGAACGGCCAAAGGATGATGAAGATGAACAAGACGGAGAGAAAACCGGATAAGCCCGGAAGCCAGTGCAAGGGCTGTCCGTGGGGCAAGCGCATCCACAAGCAGCTTATCCTGTGTATGTTCCCGGAATGTGTCAGGGGTGAGCCGAAACGTGAAAAAGAAACGGATCGTAAAACTTGAACCGCAGACCGTGGAACTGTTCGCGGAGGTTTTGAGTAAGCTCCGCCCGCCCCCGCCGCTGACCGTCAGCCAGTGGGCGGACAAGTACCGGGTATTGTCCGCTGAGTCCAGTGCAGAGCCGGGACGGTGGCACACCGAGAAAGCCCCCTACCAGCGGGCTATCATGGATGCCATTGGTGATCCTCATGTCCGGTCGGTCGTCGTCATGTCGGCGGCGCAGATCGGAAAGACGGACGCTTTTATCCTCAACCCGTTGGGCTACTACATGGACTATGCACCCTGCCCGGTGATGTGTATGCAGCCTACCCTTGATATGGGGCAAACGCTCTCGAAAGACCGCATTGCTCCCATGATCCGGGACACGCCCCGGCTTACCGGCCTTGTAGATACCAAGAGCCGGTACGCGGGCAACACCGTCATGAAGAAAAATTTTCCCGGCGGACACATCACCATTGTGGGTGCAAACAGCCCGTCCAGCCTTGCCAGCCGCCCCATCAAGGTGCTGCTGGCGGACGAGATCGACCGTTACCCCAAGAGCGCGGGAACTGAGGGCGACCCCCTTGATCTGGCAAAGAAACGCCAGACGACCTTTTGGGACTACAAGACCGTCATGGTCAGCACTCCCACCATCAAGGGGGACAGCCGCATTGAGGATGCCTACTTGCTTTCTACGCAAGAGGAATGGAACATACCCTGCCCGGAATGTGGGGCATATCAGCCGTTCCTCTGGGAGAACGTCAAGTTCGACCCGGACGATCTCGACAAGGGCGTGAACTACGTCTGCCGGGAGTGTGGCTGCATCGCCAATGAATACCGGTGGAAAGAGCAGGGCGTTCACGGCAAGTACGTTGCCGCCAACCCCGGCGCAGAATCCAGAGGGTTCCACCTGAACACGTTGGCTTCAACTTTTGTTGGCTGGAAAGAGGTCGTGCAGAAGTTCATAGAAGCCAAGATTGCCCTTGACCACGGCAACCCAGAACAGATGAAAGTTTGGGTAAACACCGAGCTGGGCGAAACGTGGGAAGAACGTGGAATCCAGTTGGAGGACACCGAGCTGTTCAACCGCCGCGAAATCTACGCCGCAGAAGTGCCGGACGATGTTCTGTATCTTACCGCCGGTGTTGACGTGCAGGACGACCGCTTTGAAGTTGAGGTGGTCGGCTGGGGCGAGGGTGTGGAGAGCTGGGGCGTTCGATACCAAAAAATCTACGGCGATATGCTGTCGGATCAGGTATGGGACGACCTTGACAACTTCCTGCTCCAAACGTGGCGCAAGGCAGACGGCACGGCCTACCCGCTGTTGGCTACCTGCATCGACTCCGGCGGACACCACACCGATGCGGTGTACCGCTTCGCCAAGGAACGGCTCAACCGCCGTATCTTTGCGATCAAAGGCATGGGCGGCAGCGGTGTCCCGTTCATCCGCAACCCGTCCAAGAACAACCGCGTCAAGGCGGATTTATTCATTCTGGGCGTTGACGCTGGCAAGACGACCATCTACCAGCGGTTGGAGGTCAAGACACCCGGCCCGAACTACTGCCACTTCCCGTCCAACCCGGAAGCGGGTTACACGGAGGAATACTTCAAGGGCCTAACGGCTGAGAAGAAAGTGGTGCGGTTTGTCAAAGGCCGCTTGAAAGAATACTGGGAAATCAAAGATAAAGAGCACAAACGAAACGAGCCGTTGGATCTGCGCAATTACGCGACCGCGGCTCTTGCCATTTCTCGCCCTGTGCTGAAAAAGCCGGATGCAGACGGAACGCCTGTCCAGCCGGTCAAGAAAGCACGGGGCCGTCGTCAACTTTCGGGAGGTATCTAAATGGCAGGAATTACGCTGGAAACAGCACAACGGATGCTGGACGTTTGGGTAGCCGCCGAAGAGAGCGTATCGCACGGCCAGAGCTACCAAATCGGAAACCGGTCGCTGACCAAAGCCGACCTGACGCAGATCGGCAAACGAATCGAATACTGGTCGAACAAGGTGACGGAACTTTCCCGTCAGCGGAACGGCAGGAATCGCATGGGGCATTTTGTCCCCCGTGACCTGTAAGGAGGGCTGGCATGGGAATGTTTGATAGCCTGCTCACGGCGATTGCCCCGGAGCGGGCGGTAAAACGTGCTGCTGCTCAGTCGGCAATACGGGCAATAAATTCTGGCTACTCCAACTATGGAGCCAGCCTGCACAAGAAATCTATGCGGGGCTGGACATGGCACGGAGGAAGCCCGAAAGAGGACATCGAAGATAATCTTCGCGTCCTGCGAGAAAGAAGCCGAGACGCTTTCATGGGCGTTCCGTTGGCAACAGGAGCAATCAAGACGATGCGAACCAACGTGGTGTGCGGCGGCTTGACCCCGACACCACAGATCGACAACGCCTTTCTGGGTATCTCCGATGAAGAAGCCCAGAAAATCAACGCCCAGATCGCACGGGAGTTTGGCCTGTGGGCGAACAAACCGACCTGCGATGCAGACCGGCTCGATAACTTCTATATGCTCCAACAGCTCGTGTTCACGGGTTTCCTGCTGAACGGTGACGCTGTGGCGGTGCTGCAAAACAAGAAGTCGCCCGGTGTGCTGTATGACCTGCGGCTGCGGATCATCGAAGCCGACCGGCTGTGTTCGCCCAGCTTCATGGACGTGCTTTCGCCCTGCGAGATCAACGGTCGCCATGTTGAAAAGATCGTGCAAGGTGTTGAAACCGATGCCGAGGGCATGGTCGTTGCGTACTGGATTTGTGACCGTCACCCACTGGCAAGCACGGTGGCGGCGGGCCTGTCTGCATCACACTGGACGCGAGTGGAAGCCTACGGCGCAAAGACCGGGCGGCAAAACATCCTGTGTCTGATGCAGCGTGACCGCGCCGGTCAGGTACGCGGTGTGCCGCTGCTGGCCCCGGTGCTGGAAAGTTTGAAGCAGTTGGGTCGCTTCACGGACGCAGAGCTGGCCGCCGCTGTGGTGTCAGCCATGTTCACGGTTTTCATCAAGAAAACGGATCAGTCTGACGAGATACCGTTTGGCGAGATGCTTCCGCCGGAGGTGCAAGTGGATGCCCCGGACAAAACCAGTGTAGAGCTGGCTCCCGGCGCGTTTATCGACCTGAACCCCGGCGAAGATGTACAGTTTGCAGACCCAAAACATCCGACAACGGGATTTGAAGCGTTCATGAACGCCATTGTGAAGCAGATGGCCGCAGCGTTGGAAATTCCGTCCGAGGTGCTTTACAAACAGTTCAGCACAAGTTACTCAGCGGCGCGGGGCGCACTGAACGAGTTCTGGCGAACAACCGGGATGCACCGTGACTGGTTTGCAGATTATTTCTGCCAGCCGGTCTACGAAGCATGGTTCCGGGAAGCTGTGTGCAAGGGCAGGATCAAAGCCCCCGGTTTTCTGGTTGACCCGGCTGTGGCCGCGGCCTACATGAACTGCACATGGAACGGCCCAGCACGGACAAACCTCAACCCCAAGGACGAAGCCGCAGCCGCCCAGATGCGGGTGAACAGCGGCTTCTCTACGGCAGCACAGGAAACCGCCCAAATGACCGGCGGAAGTTACGAAGCAAATATGCGGCAGCGGAAATCCGAAGCCGCACTGAAACGGGAGGTGGACGAAATTGCAGGAGCGCAAGCACAACAGCAAACCGCTGTTCCTGAACGGGACGGCGGCGACCCCGGCAAAGACGAATAATAAGAAATTTTGGGAGTTCCGCAATGCAGCCGACACCGGCGGCACGGCGGAACTTCTGCTTTATGGCTACATCAGCGAAACGAGCTGGATGGGCGATGAAGTGACCCCGAAAGAGTTCGCCGCTGATCTTGCGATGATCCCGGCAACGGAGGATTTGACAGTGCGCATTTGCAGCGGCGGCGGTGACGTTTGGGCTGCACAGGCCATCGGTGCGCTGCTGGAAAACCGGATCGGAACAGTCACGGCGCAGATCGAGGGCATTTGCGCCAGTGCCGCAACCATCGTGGCAAGTCATTGCAAGGTGGTCAAGGCGGCGGAAGATGCAACCTACATGATCCATCCCATCCGGGTGAACCCGAACGGGTTTGTGGACATGGCGGGCTTGCAGCAGCTTATGGATGCGCTGACCGTGATGCGTACCAACGTGCTGAACCAGTACGCCAAAAAGACCGGTCACACCGTCGAGGAAGTGGCGGCGTGGATGGATGCTACATCGTGGTGGTCTGCAAACGAAGCCAAAGAACACGGCTTTGTGGATGAAGTCACGACCGGCAACCAAACCAAGGCACAGGTCGAAAACCGCAACGGTGCGCTGTTCATCAACAGCGTTGCCGTGCCGGGTGCTTTCGACGATGCCCCTGAATTTGTACGAAACCGCGCTGTGGTGGCCCCTGCCGCAGAGGGCGGTTTTGTAAATACCACCGACAACAGCAACCCGGCGGAAGAGCCGGACAACGACAACGGAGGAACCGAAATGGAGTTCAAGAACAAAGAAGAGCTTCGGGCGGGCTGTCCTGATCTGGTCAATGAGATCGTGAACGATGCCCGTGCAGAAGCACAGAAGCAGGAACGTGACCGTCTTGCCGCCATTGACGAGATCGCAGACACCATCCCGTCCGAGCTGGTGGCAGAAGCCAAGTATGGCGCAAAGGCTTGCACCGCACAGGAGCTTACCTACCGCGCCGCTCTGGATGCAAAGAAGAAAGGCCATAAGCTGCTGGACGATGTGCAGGACGACGCACAGGCCAGCGGCGCAAATGCCGTGGGCGGTGCAACCGCTGGCGGTGTGGGCGGTACTGGCGTGACCAACACCAAGCCGACCGATGCCGAGAAGCGGGCCGCTTTCAAGAACCTGCTGCACCCCAAAAAGGAGGACTGACCTATGGCAACTAAGATGCTGAGTGAAAAGCTGGGCGAGGTTGAGTACGACAACCTGATCGTGGGTCTGACCCCGCCCAAGCGCGTCGGTGCTGGCAAGATTGCCAGCACCGGCAGTAAAGAAGCAACCTATGCCCGCGGTACTGTGTTCGCCAAGAGCGCAAAGGACGGCAAGCTGTACATTCTGGGCAGCACCGCAGCTTCCGGCGACACGCTGACCGCTGACTGCATCCTGACCGACGACGTGACCGTCCCGGCCACCGGCGATGCGACCACCACCGTTTATCTGGCTGGCTGTTTCAACCCGGACAAGCTGGTGGTCAAGGACAGGTACACCATGAACGAAGCGGACAAGAGCGCACTGCGCATGAACGGCATTGCAGTCCTGCCCGTGACTGAGATGTGAAAGGAGGATACATACAATGGCTGAGATTCTTCTGAATTTCTTCGACAATATCATTCTGGCAGCAGCCGTTGAAGAGGTCGTCCCGGCGGTCGGCTTCTTCAAAGATCGCTATTTCCCGACCGGCGCAGGTGACATTTTCAAGGCTGACAAGGTTATTACCGAGTACCGCGACGGCGACCGCAAACTGGCCGCGTTTGTTGCTCCCCGTGTTGGCGACATTCCCATGACCCGCCGCGGCTATGAGATCACCAGCATCCAGCCCGCCTACATCGCACCGTCCCGTCTGCTGACGCTGGACGAGCTGACTAAGCGCGGCTTTGGCGAAGCAATCTATCCCGGCATGGACGAGCAGCAGAGAGCCGCCCGCCTGCTGGTGGATGATATGGCCGACATGGATGCCCGCATTACCCGCCGCGAAGAGTGGATGGCTGCGCAGACCATGATTAACAACGGCTGCGATATGGTGGAGTACATCGACGATGTGACGCAGGGCGACACCAAGCAGGTGCGCTTCTTCACCGGCGAAAAGAGCGACCACCTGTATACCGTGGCAAAGAAGTGGAACGAGACTGGCGGCGATTATCGCAGCGATGTGCGTAATATGTGCCGTATGCTGTCCGCTCGTGGCCTGCCTGCCGCCGATCTGATCCTCGGAACGGATGTTGCTGATTACATCCTGACCGATGAAGCAACCCAGCGGCTTCTGGACAAGAACAGCGGTATCATCACCGGTGAGATTCGCCAGCAGCTTTCCAAGTACGACGGTGTTGTGCTCATGGGTACTCTGAACTTCGGCGGCTTCATGCTCACCGTGTTCAGCGTTGATGAAACCTACTCCGACGACAACGGCGTGACGAAGAAGTATTTTCCTGCCGATGCTGCCATGGTGACTGCTCCCAACTGCGGCCACATGATGTACGGCTCCATCACCCAGATGGATTACAGTCAGGTGAACTACTCGACCTACGCCGCAAAGCGTGTTCCGAAGTTCGTCGTGGATCAGGACAAGGACACCCGCAAGCTCCGTCTGGGCTGTCGTCCTCTGGCCGCTCCCAAGAACAGGAACCCGTACATCTTCGCCGCAAACGTGGTGGACTAAACCGGAAAGGAGCAGCTACATGAAAATCGTTCAGATCATCGCCGGTGGTTACGGCCACCGTCCCAAGGCAAACGCCCCCGCCAAGCTGATTCTGGCGGGGGAATTTGTTTGCCTTGATGATGCCGAAGCTGACCGCCTTGTGCAGCAGGGCGTGGCAGTCTATGGCGAACCGGACGAGGAAACCCGCGAGATTGTGGAACAGGCAGATGCCGACGGCAACGAGCCTGAACCGCACCCCGCCGCGGCGGACAAAACGCCCCGCAGGAAGGCCCGCAAGACCTCTGCGGAGTAAACGGGTGCGACCATGACCGACTTTCTGGAAATGGCAATGGCTGACATTGACGAGGTTTTCTTTCAAGAGTTTGTCGAAAAGCACACCATCGACGGAGAAGAGTTCGATGTTGTGCCGTATGAGGTAGACCTGAGAGAACGCAAGTCGCACTGGGAAGCCGGAGCCAAACAAAACTTCGACCAAGGACTGTATATTTCTCAAAAGCAGTTTTTTGTTCGCGTTGCTGATTATGGCCCTGCTCCTAAAATCGGGAAACCGATGGAGTACGACAAGATCACCTACTCGGTGAAGAGCTGCCAGACAGAACATGGTCTGTATTTGGTCACATTGGAGAGGGTGCGGCAGTAATGGCAAAAGCAATCTATGACGTGCAAGTGCCAAACATCGGTGAGGTGGAACGTGCGCTCGGCGATCTGCATGACAAGGCTCCCAGAGCCATGAAAAATGCAGTAAATCAGACCGCAACGAGAGCCAAGAACATGATGGTGCGGCAAGCACGGCTTCGGTACGCCGTCAATTCCGCCGGTCGCCGTCACCTGAATGCGTTGAAAATCCGCAACAGGGCGACGACGCAGAACCCCACGGCGGAGATTTTTATTTCCAGCCGCCGAAACGATCTGGGCGATTTTCAGTCAAACCCGGCTGTTCCTCACATGGGAACAAGCTGGATTTTGTCGCCTGAGTTCCACACCTCCCGTGTCTTGAAGAAAAATCCGATGGCCCCGCTGACCGGCGGACGGACCGATTACGGTCAGGCGAGTAAGGGCTTTCTGGTGAAGTTCGACAGTGGACACGTTGGCATGGTGCAGAGGATTCTCGGTCGTCCGGCGACAAACCCGAAATCGACAAGATGGAGGAACAGGAACGGCATTGTAGAAAAACTCTACACCATGTCCAGCCCGTCGGCCAGTGCTATGCACAGTACGGTATGGCGGGAAGAGGTGGAGCCGGACAGCGAGATCATCTTGCAGGAGCGGTTACAGCATGAGGTGTCCAAGATTCTGCTGCAAGCCGGGAGGAAAGCAAAGTGAGAGAAAGCAACTATACGCCGGTTGACGCTGTGAAGTGTCTGCACGAAGAGCTTGAAAAACTCTTTGAGGGCAAGACGTTCAGCGGTCAGGGCAAAGATAAGCCGCTCAACATCTTCGACTTTGAATTTCCAACCGACTTCGGCAACGACGAAGATGTGGACACAGTAGCCGCCGCCGCCCCGTTTATTCTGGTCAAGGCCGCAGGTTGGAGCATCGACAAGATGGAAGAGCCGGAACTGGTGGACATGAGCCTGATTATTTGTACATACCAGACACCCAGCCGCAATAAGGCGGAGGGAGCGCGGGACATGAAAGCCCCGGCGGTGCTGGATTTGTACAACATCATGCAGGATTTGGCCCAGCATTTCCGCGTCTACAACGTCTTTGGCGATTACTTCAACGTGCTGCTCCCCATTGATTGTGCGATCCAGCAGGATAACACAAGTCCGTACTACTTCGCTACCGTGCAGATGGACGTGACCTGCCCCAGCATGAGCAGCGAGAACAACCCGGAAATTGAGGTGTTAATATGAGCGAGAGAAAGCAGACCGCCGCAGAGAATACCGCAGCGGTGGAAAAGACCGGCCCTGTTGTGTACTGTGGCCCGTCCGTAAAGAACACTGTGAAGCAGTTTACCGTGTACAGCGACGGCGACGCGCTGCCGGACGCGGTGGCTGACTTCCTGAACAGAATCCCGGCGGCACGGGGCCTGATGGTTCCCATCGCCGACTTCGCAAATACTCGCGCAGCTCTGGAAAACCCCAAGAGCGGCGCGGGTATTATTTTTGCCGCGGTTAAGGCGGCACTGAACTAAAGGAGGGAGTAACGCATGGCAGTTTATAAGCATGGCGTTTACGTCACTGAGCAGCCGACCGGTGTTGTTGCACCGGTACAGTCTACCGCTGGTTTGCAGGTGGTGATCGGTACTGCGCCGATCAACCGCGCCAGCGACCCCTATCACTGCACCAACACCCCGATGCTGGCAAACACCCTGAAAGGTGCGACCGCAGCGGTCGGTTATAGCAACGACTACGACAAGTACACCATCTGTCAGAGCATGGGGGCCTGTTTCAAGGTGATGGGCGTTGCGCCGGTGATCCTGATTAACGTCCTCGACCCCAACAAGCACAAGAAGGACATGGCAGAAACCACCGTGCAGGTCAACAGTGGCGTTGCAACTGTGGAGCAGAAAGACATTCTGCTGGACAAGCTGGTTGTCAAGTCCGCATCTACGACCCTGACCGCTGGCACGGACTACACCGCAGCCTTTGACGATGACGGTTATGTGACCATTGCCATCATCCCCGGCGGAAAGGCCGCGAGCGCAACCAGCCTGACCGTGAGTGGTGTGCAGATCGACCCCGATGCCGTTACCGCCGCCGACATTGTGGGCGGTGTGAATGCCAAGGGCGTAGAAACCGGCATGGAGGTAATCCGTCAGATTTACCCCGCGCTGAACATGACCCCCGGTATTCTGCTGGCTCCCGGTTGGTCGGAGAATGCTACCGTTGCCGCTGGCTTGCAGGCGAAAACCGGCAACATCAACGGCGTGTTCCGGGCTGTTTGTATCGTGGATATTGACAGCTCTGCCACAGGCGCAACCACCTACACCGAGGTAAAGCAGCAGAAAGAGAAGCAGGCGGTCACTAGCCCGAACTGCTACCCTGTCTGGCTGTATGCCAAGGTGGGCGATGTGGTCTATGCCGGTTCTGCTATGGCCGCTGCACTGACCGTGGCGACCGATGCAGCCAATGGCGACATTCCCTATGTCAGCCCGTCCAACAAGACGCTGGCAATCTCCGCCGCCTGCCTGAAAGACGGCACGGAAGTGCTGCTGGATCAGGAGCAGGCAAACGTCGTCAACTCGTTCGGCGTGGCAACGTGGCTGAACATGAACGGCTTCCGTCTGTGGGGCAACAATACGGCCTGCTACCCCGGCAACACCGACCCCAAGGATCGCTGGTTCAACGTCCGCCGCTTTATGAGCTGGGACGATAACACGTTCATTCAGACCTACTTCCAGAAAGTCGATGATCCGCTGAACAAAAGGCTTATCGAAGCTCTGGTGGACAGCGAGAACGTGCGCGGCAACAGCTTTGTTTCCCGCGGCATCTGCGCCCGCCATGAGATTCAGTACATCGAGAGCGAGAACCCGACCACCTCGCTGCTGAATGGCTGCATCACGTTCCACAAGTACCTGTCCCCGTTCAACCCGGCGGAGGACATCGAAGAGCTGGTGGAGTTCGACCCCAACGCGATCTCTGACGCGCTGGGCGGTTAAACGAGAAAGGAGGATATGAGTTATGGCACTGGATACTAACCTGACCCCGGAAATTGTAAACAGTTTCAACGTCTACATTGACGGCGTGAAAGCCATCGGCACGGCCCCGGAGATCACCCTGCCGCAGATCACCTCGGAAACTATTGATGTTTCCGGTTCTGGCATCCTCGGCAAGATCAGCGCACCGAACATCGGCCAGTTTGAGAGCATCGAGCAGGAGGTTTCTTTCAACCTCGTGTATTCGAGCTTTGTCAACGTGCTGTCCCCGAAGCGTCAGGTCAATCTGACTTTCCGCGTGGCGCAGCAGGCGGTCGATAAGAGCCTTGGCTATGCCTACAAGGGCCTGCGAATCGTCGAGATCGGTCGTGTCAAAGAGTTCACTCCCGGCAAGATCAAGGCGGGCGAGGGCATGGAAGCAAAGGTCAAGCTCGAATTGACGTACCTCATGATCGAGAACGACGGCAAAGAGATTATCGCCATCGACAAACTGAACGGTATCTACCGTGTGCAGGGTGAGGATATGCTGGCGGATGTTGCCGCTCTGATCTGATCCCAAAGGAAACGAATGACCGCCCCGAAAGACCGGGGCGGTCAATTTTTTGTATCTGACAGAAAGGAAACTTCATCATGGAGAAGAACATTTCTACCGCCGCAGAGCAGACCAAAACCGCAGAGGTCAAGAAGAACCCGAAGATCATCGAGCTGGCCCGTCCCTATAAGTTCGACGACAAGGAGTATACCGAGATCGACCTGTCCGGTCTGGACGGACTGACCATCAAGGACGCGGTGCTTATCATCAAGAAGCTGTACAACGAGGGTGAGCTGGCCGCGATGATTACCCCCGAAACTGCCACCGCATACACCGACGCTCTGGCCGCAGCAGCAACGAAGCTCCCCATTGAGTTCTTCCAGTTGCTTCCCATCGGCGCAAGCAAAAAGGTACGCCAGACCGTACAGGCATCCCTCCGCAGCGCGACGGCAGAGGACGGCGACGACAAGGACGATCATAGCCACGTCATGAAGTTCGGCAAGCCCTATACCTACAAGGGCGAAACCTACACTTCCATTGATCTGTCCGGTGTCGCCAACATGACCGGCATGAATGTCCGTCAGGCGGAGAACCGCATGGAGGAAGAGGACATTCGCGCAGCAGAAAAGACCCTGAACTACTACTACTGCTGCCTGATCGCTTCTATGGCGACCGGCAAGGATGTTGCGTTCTTCCTCGGCCTGCCCCTGTCGGAAGCTGTGCAGCTCCGCGCAGGTGTCAACCACAAGGATTTTTTCGCTTAAAGGGCGGCTACAAAACAATCAGAAAGGCGGCGATAGCTCTCGCCACAGTCACGCACACAAGCGCAGATTTTTACCTGAACTTGCCTGTGCGTGAGCTGGTGGAGATTCACGGGGAGGTTGCGGAGGAATGGCAAAAAATCAAGAACTAGAGCTTTCCATCCTGATCGGCGGTCACGTTGACAACTCACTTGCGCAGGCGGTGAAGTTGGCGAACACGCAGATCGGGAGCATTGCAAACGGCGCATCGAAGTTCGCGGAGAATATCGCCAAAGGTGCAGTAGCCGCCGCCGGTGGCATAGCCGCAGCCGTGGTCGATACCACGAAAGAATCGGTTTCGTTTGAAAGCGAAATGCTGGATGTGACGAAGTACGTTAGCGGACTGACGGACGACAGCGGAAAAGTCATTCGTAGCAACTACGAAGAAATGTCGAAAGACATTCTTGATTTGAGCACGGATATTCCGTATACCGCCGAAGAACTGACCCGTCTTGCGGCTGCTGCCGGTCAGTCTGGTAAGAGCATGGACGACCTGATAAGTGACGGCTTCCTGCGTGATGTTGCTGAAATGGGAACGGCTATGGACATTTCCGCAGATCAGGCGGGCGACTGGGCCGCAAAGTGGGAAGTGGCTTTCGACATAAACCACGATCAGGTTATGGAGCTGGCTGACCAGATCAACTATCTGGGGGCGCATTATGCGACGACCGCCGCAGAAATCGCCCAGACGGTGAATGACACCGGTTCTCTCGGCCAGATCGCCGGTATGGACGTTGCAAGTACGGCGGCTCTGTCTACGGCACTTCTGGCAATGGGTGTTGACTCCGGTAAGGTTGCAACGTCTATTCGCCGGATGTACACAAACCTCTCGATGGGATCAAAGGCGACCGACGCACAGGCGGCGGCATTTGAACAGCTCGGCTTTACTGCGGAACAGTTTGCAAAGGATATGCAGACGGATGCACCGGCAGCAATAAAGAGCCTGTTCACGGCCATTGGAAGCCAGCCGAAAGACAAACAGGTTGGCTATCTGAAAACGCTGCTCGGCCAATGGGCCATTGAATCCGGTGCAAAGCTGACCGGAAACCTTGACCTGTTCATAAAGACGCTGGACGATGTGGGCGATGCTTCTAAATACAACGGCAGTATGTACAAGGAGTTCTTGCTGAAATGCGAAACCTCCGAATCTGTACTGACGATGTTGAGCAACGCATGGCGGGCTGTCCGCATCGAAGTCGGAAACAACTTCCTGCCTATTCTGAAAGACGTTGCCGGGTTCGGCATCGAGAAGATCAACGACTTCCGCGCAGCCCTGCCGGATATAACGGCACGGGTAAAGGAAGTAATCGAATACCTGCTGAACAATGGCGACAAGGTAGCCGCCACGCTCGGCGGCATCGGCGCGGCGTGGGCCGGTATGCGGTTTGCGCCGCAGATTCTTCAAGTCGTCAGCGGGGTCACAAAGGGAGTGAGCGGGGCCGCTACCGGCGGCGGGAAGATTTTCAACGGCATCCGCACCATCGCCAGCGGCATGAGCTACGGCGCACAGATGGCGGGCATCCAGTCCCCGTCTATTGGCCCGCAGCCGCAAAGCTCGTTCCTGAAAAATATTGCGACTAAGGCGAACGGTGCGGGTGTTGGCCTGTGGGCTACACTGAAAAACTTTACCGGCCTGACAAAGAACGATGGAAAAACAAAAATCGACTTTGTTCGAGACGTTATGGGCGCATCGGAACGCGGGCAGACCATCCGGCAGAGCTTCCCTTATATCAACGGCGTTATGTCTGCTGCGTCTGACTTCGGAAAGACGAAAATCGCATCCGGCATCGGTGGCGTTACCAAGCAGATTTTCACGGGAATCATCGGCCCGAACGGTATCGACGTGGCGAAACTTGCAGGAGGACTAAAAAACTTCGGTGGGGCTACGGCTGCTGTATTTGGAGCGATGCCCGGAAATGCTGCAAAAGCTGGCGTGAATTTCCTCTCAAAGATGAACTTTGCAAACGGTACTGGTTTGGGAAGAACCATCTACCGAATGGCAAACAGCACGCAGGGATTGAGCGGAAAGGCTGCTCTTGCGCAGATGGGGTACATCTTCAACCAGACGCGCCCCGGACAAGTGCTGTCTGGCGCAACCGGATTTGTTAAAAATGCAGCTCCGGCGGTGGCAGACTTCGGCGGCAAGGCGTTCGGGCTGGGCAAGGCCGTGGCATCGCCCGTCCTGAAAGGCGGCTTCAACATCTTCGCGGGCCTTATGTCCACATTCGGCCCGGTGATCGCCGGTCTTGGTTCTGTGATCGCGGTGGTCAGCCTGTTGGGAGATCACTTCGAGGACATTCGCCAGATCATCGGACAGGTGTTTGGCGAAAAGGGCTTGACGCTCTTTGACGGATTCACCGGGAAAGTGCAGGGCATCGCAGGGAACATCCACGATACCTTGGCTGGCGCGTTCTCGCTGGAAAACCTGCAAAACATCCAGCAGAGTTTGAGCGGGAAGAGCATCTTCGGCATCGACGATCTGGGAACTACGTTTGGCGCGGTGATCCCGATTATCGAGTCGGTAAAGGGTTTGATCGGGCAGATCGTAGACCTCGGCGTGAACCACATCAAGCCGCTGCTGGCGGACGTGCTGAGTTTCGCTGTGAACGAGCTGTTCCCGGCGGTGTCGCCGCTGATAAGCGCGATTATTAGTCTGGTCGGTACGACCCTGATAAACGCGATCAAGTTGGTAGTCGATGTGATCCACGGCCTGCTGCCGGTGATAGAGCCTGTGATCCAGTCCATCGTTGGGCTGATAAAGGGCATCGTATCGGTGACGGTCACGGTCGTCAACGGCATCATTCGCGCCCTGAATAGCTTCTCGTTCACGGTTCCCCAGTGGCTTGAAAATGTCCCAGTGGCGAAGAACTTCGCCGGTAAGACGTTCGGCTTTAACCTGTCGGAAGTGGCAATGCCCGCTTTCGCAAACGGCGGCTTTACCCGTGGAGTGAGCATCGCCGGTGAAGCTGGAACGGAAGCTGTCATTTCTTTCAAGCCCAGCGTCCATGACAGCAACGTGGAAAACTGGGTGCGGGCTGGCCGTATGCTGGGCGTGTCTGGTGAGGACGCGACCCGCGCAGCCGGTGTGCAGAACGTCCAGTATTTTGCGAACGGCGGCTTCACCGACGGAAGCAAGGAAAAGCTGGACAACTTGATCGACTTCTCCAAAGCCTACGACGATTACGCTCTGCGCTCCAACGGCATCAAATCCACCGGTGATGTGGTGTCGATGATGTGGACGGTGGCGAACAACGCCATGTCCGGGGACGGCTCTTTGGAACTGGTGGCGACCAGCATCGCCGCCGACGTTGCACCCATCATCCTGAACAAGTATCTGGGAAGCGACAGCACGGTAACAAAGGCCGTAACGGAAGCCGCCAAGACCTACAACGGCGGCACGGTGCTGTCGAGCTGGCAGGATGGTGTCTTGACCGACACTGGAACGCCGCTCTATATGCTGTCGCAGCAGGACGCGGCACAGCCGCCCGCCGCAGAAACGCCCGATGTTCCGGCTGAAACGCGCCAGACCGCGAAAGACTTTGCAGAGAACAGCGCAAGTGCAACGGGCAACGAGAAGCTGGACAACTTGATCGACTTCTCCAAAGCCTATGCCGACTACGCCCTGCGCTCCAACGGCATCCGCACGGCGGGGGACGTTGCATCTATGCTGTGGACGGTAGCCAACAACTCGCTGGCCGGTGACGGCTCTCTGGCTCTGGCAGCTACCAGCATTGCCGCTGACGTTGCGCCGCTGGTACTGAACAAGTATTTTGGCGGGGACAGCACGATAACCTCTATGCTGACCGAAGCGGCCAAGACCTACAACGGCGGCACGGTGCTGTCGAGCTGGGAAAACGGTGTTCTGACCGACACCGGAACACCGCTCTATATGCTGTCGCAGAGGGACACCGAGAAAACCCTGCCGGATATGCCGTCCAGTGCCTACCGCGCCGCGGGCGGCGGTGACGGCGGAAGTTCCAGCAGCATCAAGGATTCCCAGTTTGTCTTTTCGCCGCACATCACTGTCGGCAGCGGGACAAACATGGAAGAGCTTGAACGTGAAATGCGGAAGCTGTTTGAAGAGTTCAAACAGGAAATGCGTGAAGAAGAGCGTGAACAGGGCCGTGTCAAATATGCTTCGTAAGGGGGTGGTCTGATGGCGTACACGACAAAGAGCGGCGACACTTGGGACGGCATTGCGAAATCCGTCTACGGTGACGAGCTGAAAGCCGATGTGCTGATGGCCGCAAACCGGGAGTACATCGAGATTTACAGATTCGATTCCGGCGTTGAGCTAGTCACGCCGGACATTGAAGAAGAGGTGGCGGCAAACGATAACCTGCCGCCGTGGAAAAGGTAGGTGGTGATATATATGATTGCGATTCAGCCCAGAAAAACGATCCTGAAATTGGAGTACAACGACACCGATATTTCCGGGGACATTTCCGGGGATGTGGAGAGCTTCACCTATAACGACCGGGGAGCAGATTCGAGCGACAGCATTTCCATCAAGGTAAACGCGGTGGATGATAAGTGGATCAACTCGTGGTTGCCGGATAAGGAAGCTGTGCTACACCCGACACTCTGCACGAAAAACTGGATCGTGCAGGGTGACAGCACCCCGCTTGACTGCGGGACGCTGGTGGTGGACGATCTCAGCTATTCCGCTGGGCCGTGTGTGCTGACCATCGGCGCGGTGGCCCGTCCGAACGGAACGAGCTTTCACGAAAAAAACCAAGAGTGCGTCTGGAAAAAGACCTCCATCAAGCGCATCGCTCAGACCATTGCCGACCGGTACGGGCTGGGGTGCAGCATGGATGCCGAGGACGTGGACATTGCGTTGAAAGAGCAGGACGACACGGATAGTTCGTTCCTGCAAAAACTTTGCAGCACCTATGGCCTGATCCTCAAAACCTACCGGAGCAAAATCTGGATTTTTGATCGTGAGCAGTACAAGAAAAAGGATGCAGTAGCAACCTTTACCCCGGCGGACATTGTGCCTAACTCTTTGAGCTGGAACACAACGCTTTCCGGGACGTACACCGGCGGAGAGTTCACCTACTCGAACCAAAAAAAGAAAGTCAACATCAAGGTCACAATCGGTACTGCCGACAGGATGCTGAAACTGAACCAGTATGCGTCCAGCGAAGCGGACGCAAAAAGGCAGCTTCAAGCGGCCATCGACAACAAGAACCATTCGGCCACGACCATTTCTTTTTCGACGATGGGAAACCTGAGTCTGTGTTCGACCATGTGCATCAATATAAAGGGACTAGGGAAACTGAACGGGAAGTATTACATGGACACCGTGAGCCACACGCTGAACAAATCTTCCGGTCTGGTGACGAAAGTTTCTGCAAGCAGAGTGGGAGGGTAACAGCATGAGCAGCGTTATCCGAATTGGCTCTGTGTCCAAGGTGAACTACGAGGACGGAACCATTGAGGTTACATACGAGGATCGCGCCGATTCGGTCACGGATGAAATCTGCATGGTTTCCAATGCCATGTACCGGATGCCGGTCGTAGGCAAGCTGGTCTGCGTCCTCCACAACTCCGACAGTCAGGAAATGGGAACGTGCATCGGCACGATCTGGAATGAGGACAACAAGCCCGTCGAGGGCAAGAAAGGCCGCTACCGGCACGACTACAACGACGAGCAGGGAAAAGCATTTGAGCAGTACGACGGCGACACCGGCGACTACACGGAAACCATCGACGGCAATGTGAAAGAAACCGTTGGGAAGAACGTGGAGTACACCGTCAAGGGTGACATGACTTTCAAGGTAGGAAGTTCCACCGTAAAGGTGTGTCAGAACGGAACGGTTGAGATCAAGGGCGTTACGCTGAACTTCAACGGAACGACGGTGAACATCAAGGGATCGACCGTGAATATCTCTGGTGGCTCCGGCGATTGCAAGATCAACGGCATTTCTCTGGTAAACCACAAGCACACTCATTCTGGTGCGGCCACGGCTGGCCCGTATGTTGTTGCTGGCGAAACCGGAACTCCGACACCGTAAGGGGGTGATCCTATGGCTTGGGGAAGCATTGGATGCTATGCGGGATTGATATTTACGGTATCAAGTTGGCGTGTCTTGACACCTACCAATATCACCGGAAGCACATCAAGCAACTGGGCCACGCACAGTGTAATCGGCGGCAAAGACAAGAGCGAGTACACGGGGCCGGGTTTGAAGTCGTACCAGTTTGAAATCCAGTTGGTTTCAAAGCTGGGCGTGAACCCGCGCAAAATCTTTGACGCACTCATGAAGCACTGTGAAGCTGGAACGATTGACTACTTCATCCTGAACAACAAACCTATGTCGCAGAATCCGTTCAAGTTGACAAAGGTGACGACGGGATGGGGTGCGGTGCATCGTTTCTGGGGACTGAAAGACGGTAAGGTTACTTTGACGTTGGAGGAATACGCACCGTGAGCGACGATATGGAAACTATGACGCTTGGCGGCTTCGACGTTGAGATTGAGCCGTCTGGCAAAACCGAAGAACTGGATATTTACAACTGTCTGCTGACACTCTATGGCAGCAAAGAGGGAGAACAAGCCCTTGACCGGGAGTTTGGCTTGAACATGGAATGTTTGAGTTTGCCCGCCGAAGCTGCACAGGCGATGCTCACGGCAGAGATCATTCGCAAAACAAAGAAGTACGAGCCGCGGGCGGAAGTGCTGGAAGTGGAGTATGAAACGAGCCACAGCCAGCAAGGACGCATCCGGCCAAAGGTGGTGGTACAGATTGTCTAACATTGCCGAGTTTGCCGATATACCGGAGTACAGCGTTACCGGAAACCTTACGTTGCAGGATGTAAGCAATCTGGTGACGGAAATCTATACCCGAAACTATAAGGCCGTGAACGGTACGGCCCCGCCCCTGAACAAAGCAGACCCGATTATGCTTACCCTGAAAAGCATGACGGAGCTGTACTACATGATGATTCAGATTGCGGAGAAGCGCACCCGCTGTGCGCTGCTGAAAACAGCGACCGGCGCAGAGCTGGACAACATGGGCTTGCCGTTTGGCGTGAAGCGCACCCCGGCAACCTATGCAACGGTGACGGTTCGCTTTACGCTGTCTGCCGTTCAGAAAACCGTTGCCATGATCCCGCAAGGAACCCGCGTCAGAACTGCCGCGGGTGTTTATTTTGCCACAATGGACTATGCACAGATCGACATTGGCAAGACCTATGTGGATGTGCTGGCACAGGCCGAAGTGGTAGGCGCGGGCGGCAACGACATTCCGCCCGGTGTTGTTGATACACTGGTTGATGCCATTCCGTATGTGGCGGCGGTGGAGAACACCGACACCAGCAGCGGCGGCGCAGACGTGGAGAGCGACGACAGCCTGACCCGTAGAATCTGGCTTTCTCCCACGACCTACTCCTGCGCTGGCCCAAAGGACGCTTACGAGTTCTGGGCTATGTCGTTTCGGTCGGACGTAGAGAGCGCAATCGCTGTCAGCCCGCGGGACGTGGCCTGCACGGTGTACATTTTCTTCATGCTGACCGGCGGCAAGATGCCGAGCGAAAAGGATATGAGCGAAATGCAAACGTATCTGATGAACGAAGCCCGCCGCCCTATGACAGACCGCGTAATCTGCAAAGCACCGGAAGAGGTGGAATATTCCATCGACTTCACCTATTACATCGGCTCTGGAAATTCCAAAGGCGCAAGCATCGTTCAGGAGAGCGTGGCAAAAGCGGTGGAGGAATTTCAGGAGTGGCAGCGTTCCATTGGTCGGGACATTAACCCGATGGAGCTGATCGCCCGCCTGCGGGCCGCTGGCGTGAAGCGAGTGGAGCTGCGCCAGCCGGTCGATAAGGTGATCGAGAACGGCATGGATTCGGGAAAAGCCATTGTGCAGATTCCGAAACTGAGCGGAACGCCGACGATCATCTACGGAGGTATCGAGGATGATTAACCTGCGGGACGCAAGGATCACGGACGGCCTGCCGCGGATTGTTGCAGAACAGCCGTGGGCGCAAGTCCTGTCCGCTGTCTACGGAGAATTGCAAGACCGGATGTTTGAATATCTCGACGCCGGCATGACGTTCTCCGAAGTGGACACCTGCGACGAGGGTGTGCTGGATCAGATGGCCGTTTACCTCAAAATCGAGTGGTACGACTCCACCGCCGACGTGGAAACGAAGCGGAGAATCGTCCGAACGGCGATTGAGATTCAGCGGTACGCCGGTACGGTCAAGGCCGTCCGGGAACAGGCAAGTGCCGTGTACCCTGATTCAGAGGTAGAAGAGTGGTTCGACTACGGCGGCACTCCGGGCTTCTGGCGGCTGAACGTCAACATTACGGAAGCGGCGGCGCAGTATCACACCATCCGGGAAATGGAGGACTTGCTGGGCTACACCAAACGCCTGTCTGCTCACCTTGAACAGATCAGCTACATGGTGCGGCACAGCATCGGCGTTGGCGTGACGGTGGAGTGCATGGCTTACAAAGTGCCGGAGTGCGGTATTCCGTACTGCGGAACATACTGGAAGCCCGCCCAACTGGGCTACTCGACCGGCGCAGAGCTGGACGCAGCGGCGAACACCGGAGTGTTCCTTGCGTTCCCGAAAATCACCGGCACAATCCCGGAGGTGGCGACGAAAGGTTGGAGCGCAGGACAAGAGCTGCAAACCACCCCGGCGGTGGATGGCTACTCCATCACCCCGGCGGAAACCGGTAGCGGCGTGACCGGCGACCTGCCCGTTACCAGCACAAAGGGCTACACCGCCAATATGCCGCTTTACTCTGAAACCAGAGTGGAAGCATTCACCGGAAGTCCGGGAGAAGCGGGCGATTCGGCCACCGGCACAAAGCCGAGCGCGGCAACGCTGGGAACCAGCGCAGCGGCCACGGCGGGCGGTCAGGTGAAAGTCGAAGCGTTCAAGATCACGCCGCGTGTCTGCGGCAAGACCTACCTGTAACAAGCTGCAACAGCCCGCAAGGGCTTTTTCTTTTGCAGAGAAAGGAGAAAGAGGATGGCTTTTTTTACGGATAATTTTCTGAATAACCGCCGCGCTGAACTGCTGCGGGCGGTCACTCGCTTCCAGTACCAGCTCAACAAGAGCACTTGGGTTGACGGCGAGATCAACAGCAAGGAGATTGCCGGGACTGCCGTGGTGGTCTATGTCAATGCACCGAGTTCCTGTGCAAAGGACACGATCACCGGTGTGCGCGTCTACGACAACAACGGTGTGCTGGCCGGGAGCCAGAGCGTGAGCCTGTCCCGCGACAGCATCAACGCCGGTCTGCTGCGGTTTACGTTCCCGCTGATCGAGGTCGAACCCGAAGTGCTGCGGCTGGCGGAAGCAAACGCAGAACTGGAAAAGACTTTCTGAGCAAGGAGGGATAGAAGAAAATGCTGATGTTTAAGAGAACCTTTTGGCGCAACCATGTTGAGGATCAGGACGGCAAGGTTATCCAGCAGGGTACATTGCTGGAACAGGATCAGTTCAACCGTATGGAGGTTGGTATCTCTGATTCCAACATGGCGGCGAACATCATCCACATTATGCTGCTCTGGTTCGGTCGTCGTCTGGGTGTGCTGGAAACGTCCAGCAACAGCCACGACACCGACATTGCCAGCATCAAGACCCTGAACGGCCAGCAGGACACCCGGCTGGCCGCACTGGAAAAGACCACCGGCAGTCACACTACGGACATTGCCAGCATGAAGAACACCGACACGCAGCAGAACAGCCGCTTGTCTGCGCTGGAACCGGAGGTGGCGGCAGAAGTCAAAGAGGTGACGCTGAAAAACGGCAGCAAGTGGCCGTTCGGGATCAACGAGGTCAGCGTGGGACTGGCAAAGACCCGAAAGAATGCCAACTATGGCGTGGACGTGTACGTTAAGAGCTACACCGGCGGGCGGCTGGGGGACATTACCGTGTCCGGTAAGCTGACCAACGGTTTCAAGCTGAAACATGACGGTTCTGCTCAGACCGTCGTGGTCGTTGTGAGAGTAACGGGAGGTATGAACTGATGAATGTTATCGAACTGAACGAGGGCAGAAAGGTTGAGTATGAGCTGCGCGGCACGAAGCTGGACTTCGCAGACGGCACTCTGACCATGAATCTTGCCAAGTACCAGCGTGACTACCCTGTGACCAAGACCATCACCGGCGATGCCGAGGGCAATCTGCTGATCGACGGCAGCGACAGCCGATTCTATGTCGCAGAGGTAGAAATCCCCGCAATCGAGTATGAGGACGTGGAGGTTGAGGGCGAAGCCGAAAACGCTACCATGACCGAAGCTGTGGAGGGTGAAACCGAAGCAGCAGAGGACACCACGGCGGAAGATACCGCCCACAAGACCCACATCGAGCGCAAGGCCAAGCCGCTGAACACCGACGACGTGACCCTGCGCCTGTGGTCTATCGAAGATTTTGACATTCTGTAAGGGAGGAAAAGACTATGGCAACTAACTTTGATGCTACCCGCCTTGCGGTGCAGACTGCATTCCCCACCAATGACCTGCTCTTTGACGACAAGGAAATGCCGTCCATCCATGTGTTTATCCCGAAGTTCCGCCTGTGCGATGTGCTGTCCACCCAGAGCACCGAAACCCACCCGGCGTTCATCGTGAACGGCAAGGAGATTGACGGCTTCTGGTTTGGCAAGTATCAGAGCACCTGCACCGACACTGGCCGCGCATACAGCCTGCCCGCAGAAGATCCCACCGTGTCCCATCCGCTTGACTGGTTCGTGACCCAGACCAACGCCAAGGGCGCGGGCTGGCACGAGATCAGCAATGCAGAGTGGGCGGCGGTCGCACTGTGGTGTCACAAGCACGGTTGTGAGCCGAAAGGCAATAACAACTATGGCAAGGACAGCTCCGAAACCTACTACGAAGCAATCCCTGTCCCCGGTGTGCAGGACAACGGCAAGACTGCCCGTGTCCGCACCGGCACTGGCCCGCTGCCGTGGAGCCACAACGGGCGCATGGACGGCATCTGGGACATGAACGGTAATATTTGGGAGTGGTGCATCGGTCTGCGTCTGGTCAAGGGCGAGTTGCAGATCATCCCCAACAACAACGCCGCCGACAACAGCGTGAGCAACAGTGCATCCAGCAGCGCATGGCGGGCAATCAAGGCCAGTGACGGCTCTCTGGTTGCACCGGACGGCAACGGCACGACTACCGGAACCATCAAGCTGAACCGAGTAAACAATCACTGGGAGTGGGATACCACAATCAGCGATTCCAAGGACGAGAGCCGCAGCGCAGCGTTCAAGGACACCACGGCTGCGGCCAGTGTTGGCGATGCTGCAAAGCTGATCCTTATGTCCCTTGCTCTGATGCCGGACACCGCGCTGACCGGTGATGGCATTGATGCAAACTATGGCGGCGATTACTTCTGGGCGAACAATGCCGCTGACGAGCGGTGTCCGGTCCGCGGCGGCAGCTGGGGCTATGGCGAGGGTGCCGGTGTGTTCAACTTGAGCCTCGACAGTCCGCGCTCTGATTCGTGGGCGAGCGGCGGGGGCCGTTCCGCTTTTGTAAAGCTGCCCGCTGAAGCCTGATAAGCTGACGGGCTGCGCGGTAGCGCAGACCAAAGCAAAAATAGAACATAAGGCGCGGTGGGCCAGCGGCCCGCCGCGCTGATTTTTGGAGGTGTTGACTGTGCCGAACGCAGAAGCCGAAGTGCCGCCCCGGCAGGGCGACAAAAAGAAAAAGCCTGAACCGTTCCATTTGGCGGAGAAGATCGGAGAAATGGTTGACTATGGCTACCCGCTCACAATGAGCTTTCCTCGGAAAGACCGTGAGCTGGCCGATGAACTTCGCAGAAGTATGTTGGCAATTCTCCGGTACAGCGTTGAGATAGACCGGCGATATTTCAAAAAGACCACCACGCAAAATATGGACGTGGAGCTGGCCGTATTGAGAAAGTTTGTCCGGCTGGCGGCGAGTAAAGATTTACACGGGGGCAAGTACCCGCCGCCCTTGACGATGCACCAGTATGAAACGTGGGCGAAATTCAACGATGAAATAGGCAGGCTGTTGGGCGGCTACATTGCTTCGCTCTAAAGCCTGCCGTTTTCATACGGGAACGGGTTATTTACGGCGTGTCCGATCCGCGGCGGCAACTGGAACAATGGCGAGAGTGCCGGTGTGTTCAACTTGAACCTCAACAATCCGCGCTCTAATTCGTGGACGAACAACGGGGGCCGTTCCGCTTTACACCACAAGAACATTTTTGTTCGGCGGGATTCCACGCCGGATATGGGGGCTGTGATCTACGGGTCGCAGTCGGTGTGTGGGTCTAAAGGAATCCGTTTCCGTTCCGGTCAGCACGACCGGAAAAAATATGTATTGCCGCGAAAACGGAAACGCTACGCGCGGCGCGGTGGAATTGAGGGCAGAAATGCCAAACGAAATAAACACGATTCAAAATGCGTGGAATGTGATCTGCGAGTTTGAATACCTCGTAGAAGCTGACCACTCAGCCCGCAAGGGCAAACGATACCGGGCGGAAGTGCTGGCGTTTACTGCAAATCTGGAACACAATCTGTTTCAGATTCAAGAGCAGATGATCGCCGTGGACTGTCCGCTCGGCCCATACCGGAAACTGTGGGTGTCCGTGCCGAAGAAGCGGTTAGTGATGGCCTTGCCATACCCTGACCGGATCGTGCAATGGTCACTGTACCAATACCTCAATCCGGTTTACGACCGGCTATTTATTGAGGACTCCTATGCCTGTCGCAAAGGCAAGGGAAGCCACAAGGCCGCAGCACGGTTACAATACTGGATGCGGCAAGTAGACCGGAAACCGGGGCCGGGATGGTACTACCTGAAACTGGATATAAGCAAGTTCTTTTACCGTGTGAACCATGCGAAGCTACTGAAAATTTTGGCAAAGCGTATCAAAGACCCGAAGTTGATGAAGTTCCTCGGAAGCGTGGTAAACAGCAGAGCAGAGCCGTTCGGGTTGCCCCGCGGCAAAGCCCCGCAAGATACCCCGCCGGAGGAATGGTTGTACGATGTGGGGATGCCGATAGGCAATCTCACTTCTCAACTCTTCGCCAATATTTACATGAACGAACTTGACCAGTATTGCAAACACGTTCTGAAAATCCACTACTACATCCGGTACATGGACGACATTGTGATCCTTGGGGAGAACAAGGAAACCTTGCACGAGTGGAAAGCGAAGATCGAAACATTCCTGCATGAAGAGTTGGAGCTTGACCTGAACAATAAAACCTGCATCCGACCGGTGCGGATGGGCGTGGAGTTTGTTGGTGCGCGCATTTGGCCCGCCTACATGAAGCTGCGCAAAAGCACGGTTGGCCGGTTGAAACGGGAGGTCAAGAAAATATCAGAGCTTTACGCATCCGGGCGGATGGATGAAGAAGCGTTCAAACGCCGTGTTGCCAGTATTAAGGGGCTGCTGGAACACACGGAGAGTGAGAGTCTACGGTGGCGGCTGAACCAGATTTATCTTGATGCTGTACGGAAGTACGGAAAGACAGACCCAGAGGAAACGCTCTGGAAGGGAAAGAACGATGGAAAGAAAGTGGCCTGATCTGTGCGAAACGCTGCTCGGTAAGCTGGAAGCGGCGGGAGTAGACACGACCGCAGAACGCGGAGAGTTTGCCGTGCTGTACGCTGAGTGCTGCGCGGGCGGCTGTGGTAAGGCATTGAGCCGGAAAGGGAAAAAAGAAAATGGCAATTAACGCATATTCGCTGGCAAAGGATGGGGGCAAGAAACTGTCTGCAAACTTTACCGTGAAAGAGTTCCGTTGTAAGGATGGGACTGATCCCATCTTTATTGATAATGCTCTTGTGAAGCTGTTGCAGAATATCCGGGATCACTTCGGAAAGGCCGTGACGATCACAAGCGCATATCGCACTGCCGCCCACAACAAGGCGGTCAAGGGCGCAACGTATAGCCAGCATTGCTACGGCATGGCGGCAGATATTCGGGTGCAGGGCGTGGCCGTAGAAACGGTTGCGGCCTACGCCGAAACTCTGCTGAAAGATACCGGCGGCATTGGACGTTATCCCGTGAAGAACGGTCGCCCTGCTGGTTGGGTACATATCGACACCCGTGCGGTAAAGAGCCGTTGGGTTGGTTAAGAGTAGGAGGAAAACAGTATGGAGAACATTCTGAAAGTTTTTCTGATGGCATTCCCTGAATGGCTGGCTGTCATCTTTATGGTGGTTGGCCTTGTGGTCACGGCACTGGCGGCGGTACGTCTGGGCTATGGCCTTGTTGTCGCAAAGACCGTGTACAAGTGGATCGTCAACGCAGAAGAAAAGTTCGGTAGCGGCGCGGGCGCAGAAAAGAAAGCTCACGTCATTGCCGTACTGCGTGGGTATACCCCCGACTGGCTGGACTGGGCAATCAATGAGCGGACGCTGGACTGGATCGTGCAGATCGTGTTCAACTTCACCAAGAAGAAGCTCGAAGATTACATGGAAAAGAAATCCGCAGAAACCACTACTGTGGCCCACTTCGGTAACGTGGGGGAGGACAACAAGAATCGCAAGGAGTAAACGATGCTGGAATTTATCGTCAAATACTGGGCGCAATGGCTTTTCGGCATCGTGGCGGCAGGTCTGACCGCTGCATACCGTAATCTCTCCAAGAAGATCAAGGCACAGAAAGAGGAAAACAAGGCAATCAAAAACGGTCTGCTGGCAATTCTCCACGACCGGATGTATCAGGCGTGTACCCATTACATCGAGAAAGGGTACATCGACCTGCCCGGTTTGAAGAATATTGAATACCTCTATAAGAGTTATCACGCTCTGGGAGGTAACGGAACCGGAACTGAATTGTATACGAGAGCAAAGGCACTCCCCATCCGGGACGACTGAGCTAAACTACATCCCCGCTGGTGATCCTACCCGGATCGCTGGCGGGGATTTTTTTGTTGCCCTGCGGTGGCCCCGTTGACAAAACGCCAAAAGTCGGTTACATTTGAAATGCGAAACAAAGCGACAAAGAAAGGAGGAAAATAACGTGCGAAGATTCAAACATCTAACATGGACAGACCGGCTTCGGATCGAGAAGTGGCTGAACGAGGGCATGAAACCCAAGGACATTGCCAGCAAATTGCGGGTGCATATCTCCACGGTGTACAATGAGCTACACCGCGGGGAGTATCAGCGGCTGGTGGGCGATACATGGGAGCTTGCGAGCGCGTACAGCCCGGACATTGCGGAGCAGAAATACCAAGCGCACCTGCGGGACAAAGGCCCAGCCCTGAAAATCGGCAAGGATCACGAGCTTGCAAACTACATCGAAACCACGATCCTGAATAAAGAGTGCAGCCCGGCAGCGGTGTTCGGATATGCGCAGCAGGAGGGCAAGCAGTTCAAGACGAGCGTTTCTGTGCAGACGATATACCACTATATAAAGAAAGGCTTGTTCCTGAATCTCACTCAAGAAGAACTGCCCCGGCACGGGAAACACAAGCAGGCATATAAGAAAGTCTGCAAGAAAGAAGCTGCTCGCGCCCCGGCGGGGGAGAGCATCGAACAGCGGCCCCCGGAAGTGAAAGAACGGCAGGAGTTCGGACACTGGGAGGGCGACACGGTGTATAGCGGCAAGGGAAAAGTAAAGACGACCTGTGCGCTGTTCACCATGACGGAGCGCAAGACGCGCAACGAGATTATAATAGGAGTTCCGAACCGCAAGGCAGAAACCATTGTGAAAGCGGTTGACGCGCTGGAAAGGAAGCTGGGCGCAAGGAAGTTCCGGCTGATCTTCAAGAGCATCACGTTTGACAATGGCACAGAATTTGCGGCGGCGGATATGCTGGAACGGTCGTGCATCAACAAGACGATCCCGCGGACAAAGGTTTACTTCTGCCATCCCTATTCTTCATGGGAGCGCGGCAGCAATGAACACGTCAACGGCATGATTCGCAGGAAGCACCCGAAAGGTACGGACTTTTCAAAGGTTTCCAAAGAGCAGTTGGCGGAGACAGAGAAGTGGATCAATGAGTACCCGCGAAAAATCTTCGGGTACAAGAGCAGCGCGATCATGTTCCAACAGTGTTTGAATGAACTTGGCATAGCCATGTAA